ATTCGTAAGATGACACCATGGCAGATCATTAAAGATGGATGGCGTGGTCGTATTCGGGCGTGGAGTAAACGTGAGTTCTTTGATGGTGCAAGAGATCACAGCATGGATTTATACGAAGCAAAGATTGCTAAAAATTAAATCCGTAATCTCGTCTATCAATACCTTTAAGTGAGTCTTGACGATCTAGTTCCTGGATCGTCTCTTCGCCTATTGGCATATTAGGATCAAAGTAAGGTGGATGTTTTACTTCATTAATGATATAAGGTAATTGTTGTTCGTTAAACCAGTCAATAGTTTTTTGTTTATAAGGTAAGTTTATGTTAGTTAATGTATAACTTACACTCAAGTCGCATTGTAAATCTCTAAATTTAGTTAAATTTTCTAATAGTTTATTCCACTGTAAAGGCCAACGTTGGTATTCAAAAACACGCTCGATACCATCAATACTCATACAAACTATCACACGTTTAAACTTTGCTAATATCTGCAGAAGTTTTTTGTTTATTTCAGCACTGCCGTTTGTTACAAGACTAATTACACAGTCCGGATTTAATTGTTCTAATATTTCTAGATTACGTTTTTCCACTAGTGGTTCTCCACCAACAAACTCTACAAATTTTGCAGTATCATAATGAATTTGCACATCGTCTATTACTTTATAATTAGGTTTGCGGTTCAGACTTTGCCATTTTGTACTATATTCTCCAGAGCACATAATACATGCTCCATTGCACAAATTGCTTGTGCCAACTTGATATATTGTAGGATTATACCCATCTCGTTCACACATAATTCGAATGTTTTGTATAGACAAGTCGTATAGTGTATCAGCTAACATATTTTGCTGGATACGTCGACTTTGCTGTGCATTTTCTTCTGCTTTCCAACATTTATTACAATCTTTGCTTTTAACACCATTTAATAAATCATACCTAATTTGTGTTAAATCGTAATTTTCTGGAAGCCAGCAACATACACGAGTTTCGCGATACCAATCCAGTTCTTTGCCTAACCATGGCTGTACACAAAATGTTTTACTCAAAATATTTTACCACTTCTGGAAATGTATCTCGCCAATCTAAATTTCTTATGCTATCCCAAAATTCACAGTGAGCTATCATTGATCTGTGTTCTGTGTAGTTCACCGAACTCAATAGTCCTGTTACTTGTGCATTTTTTATAGTTAGTGCAGATATAAGATCGTGTGGAGTCTTATTAATATCTAGTTCTCCCCAACAAGGATGAACATTTATTTCTACAGGATCTCCTAAACGGTTACTATTGAAATTATTAGTAACCCAATCTTCCAGTCTACTATAGTAATACACATTTAACGGATTAAGCGTATGATTAAATCTAAAAAGTGTATTGACCGGAGAAAGTTCTCGCATTGTGTTAAGATTATTAACAAAGTCTTGCCATTTAATGGGCCAACGTTGGTACTCAAACTGATCTTCTATACCATCGATGCTAACTTCTATTTTTACAAGTTTGAATTGAGACATCAAATCATACGCTTGCTGGCTTGGAACACTTTGTCCACTTACAGTATAATGTATTTCACAATCTTGTTTATTAGGAACTTGTTCTAAAAACTTGGTGTGTAGTTCATTAATAAACGGCTCGCCGCCCCAAAACTTTATTTGTTTTAACATACTAAAGTCGTTGGTAAACAAATTATCAAATTCAATTTGATCAAACATATAAGGAGACTGCTTAACTTGTATATTTTGTTTTTTAAATTCTTTGTGCCATTGACTGCTACTGTCAGGAGCACAGATTACACATGCTGCACCACAAACATTATGTAGCATAATTTCTAAACTTTGTATTTTAGTATCACTATTTTTTACTATATCAAAACTACTATGCCTGTAACTGGATCCATTGCTGATTTCCAATGCACAACATGTTTCGCAGCCGGGAGACCAATCTACAATGTTTCTGTATTGGTCTCTTGCTTTTTCTATGTTATTGTATGATAAATTTGTAATTAAATTTTTGCTTTTGTACCAGCAACAAGGTGTTATATTATAGCCTGTTCCTTTTTTAGAAATGCTAACGCCATTGGTTAAAAACTTACAAAAATCACTCACTTTTTAGTCCCGCTAACATATCTTTGAGTTTACTGCTCTGCACACTAGCAGTTGGTGTACTAACATTGTCACTTGCTTCTACTACGCCGTTGCTCTTAATACGATTCATAATGTTACTGCCCGTAGTCTGTTGCGGTGCATCTTCATCTTCGCCTAGGTCTGTAATACGCAGACTTTCCAAGTTAAAGCCTAAGTCAATCTTTTGACCAACACCACTACTGCTACGAGTTTTCATTAACTGTATCTGATAGCGTCCACGCTCACGCATAGCACGACTTGTAAAGATACCAAAGACATTATCCGCTGTGTTAATCTTACTCAAGCCGCCTGAGATATGACTGTGATCGAATTCAATTTCATCCACTGCACCTCTGTTCAGCTGACTTGCTGTTACAAACACACAGTTAAGTTCTTTAGCCAAGTTACGCAGTTCTTCACTAACATACTTGTCTTTAACAAATAGATCACTTGGACTTACTTTAGCACTGACTGGCATAAGCAAATCCAAATAGTCAATAAGCAAGAAGTCTACACGCCAGCCATTTTTAATTTGCAGTTCTTTCAAGTACGCACGGATATCATTTACATTGCTTTGTGCTGGCATGTATTTGATCTGCAAGTTGCCTGCTTTCTTGCCCACCATCTTAACTTTCATTTCTACAGTGTCCAAGTCTTTGAATACTTCTTTAGTACTCACATTAGTAAGCATACTGTCAATACGCATGGCACTAAGTCCTTCACTAAGTTCCAAACTCAAATACACGCCGTTTAGTCCTTGTGTTACCCAGTTCACTGCTAGGTTCTGCATAAACAAACTCTTACCTGATCCTGATCCACCTGCAAAAATATTGAGTTCACCTTTGTTCATGCCACCAAACAGTTTACGATCCATAGCGGGCCAGCCTGTGCTGATCTGTCCGTTATTGTCCTTGAGAGCCATAAGTCTTGCTCTGGGATCTTCAAAGTAGTTTGTGCCCATGTCTTTTGTAAGACTGATCTGTACTGCGTCTTTGATGATCTTTTCAACTGGTTCATATTCGCCCTTCTCAAGTAAATCTGCACTCTTGAGAATGGCACGTTCTAGTTCCTGCCGCTTGGTGAATCCTTCAAACTCTGCGAGGAACCAATCATTATGACTTTCTGTAATCTCTGGAACAGGCTTTAGTTCAACACCTGTTACTGCACGAATCTGTTCGTGCGTAGGCAATGCGCCATGATCATCACTGTGCTGTTTAATAAACACTGCAGTATCATGTAAACTGCGATCAAAGTTATCTACATTGTAGATGTTTTGCACACGCACAAAGTTCTGTGCATCATGCAACATCATTTCTAGAAATAACTTTTGTAAGTCTGCTGTATATTCTTTACTCATTTATTTTCCCACATGCAAAAGTGCAATAGTCATAACGATTAGTTTGTATTGTACTATAGAAATTATCAAAAAGTCTAGCACATTCTACATAAGTTGTAGTTGCAATATTATATTTTTTACGATCTTGCCACCAATCTGACTTATAATAATATCTAAAATCATGTACATGACAACAACTCATAAACTGTCCACTGGCACTAATATACAATAGTTTTCTATTCTTACATTTTGGAATAATATCTCCACCTCCTGGTTGAATTCGTTCACTTGAAAAAACAAAAAATTCATCCATGCCTAGCTGTACACTAAGTTTTTTAGCAGACTCTACGCTTTCTGTATTATAATTAAAAGGAATAAACTGCCAGCGTGTTTGCACTCCTTGTGCTACTGCAATGCGTATTGCTGGTTCTATTTGATCCCATCGTGCATTTATCCTATATTCTGTAAAGTTATCAGGTGTTCCGTCTATAGCAAAATCTATTTTATCACGTTCATCCAAACACTTTATAAATTTTTCCCACCACTTTTTACTTCTTCCTGATCCACTGGTTGCTATTTGTATACTGTCAGTATATTTTTTGCATACTTTTACTAGACCTTCAAGATCGGGATGCATTAGTGCATCTCCGTAAGTGCCACACAGTAATATGCTTGTAAAATAATTACCTTGTAAAAAATGATCTAGAGCATCAACATCAATATCCTCAATAGGTAAAAACTTTTTACCAAAGTCTTTAATTAATATAGTCCTAGGACACAGTGGACATTTTACAGTGCATCTACTAGTAGGCTCGATATGTAAACTATCCAAGACGTTTCCTCATTAGATTAATTTTTAAACTCATTGTTTGCTTTGCATCAATAATACTTTTAAGTGTGAACAGTTTACCATAGCGAACAACTGCATCATTAATGTCTTTTACATCCGTTTCCCATTCAGGAAAGCTAACACTCCATCCATACTCTAGTGCATCGTCAATTAACTTTTGCCCTGCACTGTCTCTGTCTGGTACCAGGACGACTTCTCTAGCGAGTGTGTCGATAATTTCTGCTTGTGTCTCACTGGCATTGTTACTTAGTACGCCAACACCACCAATACACATTGCATCCAATATACCTTCTGTTACAATCACAAACTTTGCATTGGGCAACTGATCATCCATGCCATAAACATATCCAGTATCGTAACTGTTGTGGTACTTGGGCTTGCTGTTTTCATCTGTTGATCTTGCAGTGTATCCTACGAGTTTGTTTTCATATGTGCAAGGAATAATAAAACGCTTCCACATACCTGCAGGCTTTGTGTTACTGTATAACAGTTTGGTGCTGTCTAGTCCTCGCTGTGCTACATAGTCTTGTACTGCTTGTGGTGCACGATCAAGTGTTACAACATTGTCTGGTAGTGGACGAGGCTTAAACTCTATAAAAAACTCTTCGTCAAGTTCTTGTTCTATTACCACTGTGTCTTTGATACGCAGTGCTTCAATATTAAGCATACTGCGAGTATTTTCATCCACACCTAACCAAGCAAGTAGTTTGCGCATTTTAAAACTGATGTGTCTGCCTGGTTGCCAACCTGTTTTAAAGTTGCAGTTAAAGCAGTGATAACTTATTGCTTCACCATTAGCAATAACGCCGCCTCTGCTACGCTTATCCATGCTTTCGCCATTGTGATGACAGCATACAGCATTAAACGAAATCCACCCATTAGTGGTACGCTTTTGCTTGCCTGGTAAGGCATCAATAACTGCTTGTTGGATACTATTCATAACTGTTATATTATACGTTCTTTTGCAAAATCATGCAACCTAATTGTAAAATATTCATGCCCTAGTTCATTGGGATGGCCGCCACTTGCAAATAAATCTAATCTGTCATCGCTCTGCTGCGCATCTTTAAGAACACTTTCCATTGTAAGTCCGTCTAAAAAGTAGTTATCGTAACCTGCAGATTTATGTTTACCCAGTGCATTAAACTGTAGTATAGGAATGTTGTGTGATTTGCATACACTGTTCACAAATAATTTTGCTGCATCAGTCCAATAATTATGGTCAACGTTGCTGATAATCCAATCCTTGCGACTGTGTAAAAACTTTTCATCATTTCTTACTGTGTTATTATGCGTCCAAGTTTCGTCTAACCAGCTGAATCTCTGAGGTTCGCTCCAAGCAACACACACTACTACACTTTCGCTGGGATTTCTATTGTTATTAAACCAGTCAGCAAACTGATACTGTATAGCATAGTTACTGTTAGCAGGCTCTGCGCGATTGTCCCAGGTTGCATCTAGTAGTTTGGCTAGTTTCCCTAACCAACAATGCTGTTCTCTATAGCGAGTGTTTGCGTAATGACGATCCCATACCATAGACTGAGATTCTTCATCAAATGTGTTATCTAGTTCTGGATCTATAAGTTCACTACCGTAGGTAAAACTACAGCCAAAGCCAACTAACTTCACGGTCTATATAATACTTGACTCAATGTTCCTGAGGTAGTTGTACGCTTAAAACGCACTGCACTGTATACGCCTGTAAAGTTAATGTAGGCGTTAGCAGTTTGTGCAGTATAGTTTGTTGTTGAGATAGTTGTAAAATCAGCGTTTTGAATACTATTACTTGGATTAATTGAGCCCTGTATCTCCAGGGTGCCTGTGAACGCACTGCTAAAATAAACCTGTGCAGTGTGTTGTGCTGTGTTGCGATTTACATAAGGTGCAATAGCAATGGTGCTGCCAGTGTCACCACTACCAAAATCTTCTACAGTGCTTGCTGTGAATGGAGGATAAACACCTTCATCAATTTCTAATACACCATTTGCACTGTAGTTGTCGTCTGCATATGCCGGTGCAGTTCTGCCTTCTGGATTGGTGACCTTAAGTCCATAACTGTAAAACTTGCTGTCTAGGTTAAGTATATCACTTTCTGTGATTGTAGCTTCCCATACGCCTCTGCGTGGATCAATTGCTGTGAGCGCACGTTCTACATATGCAACACCATTTTCTTTATCAAGTATAACAATAGTTGCTGTGTGATCTGTCATGCTAACACGCTTTTGATCACGGTTTTTAAATTCAATACGAATGTAATTGTCTATACCTCTGTAGACTTTGATGTTGGGTGTGTAAAACATACTCATGAGGTTATTAACTCCTGTATCAGTAATAACTGCAGTGTGTCTTTGTGCATATAAATATCCAGTAATAACAGTCATACAGTATTTATCGAAAGTGTTTAATGCCGGCGTTAGCAGAAGAAATATTTGAAAAATACCCTTTTTTAAGTTTGGTTACCTACGGCGGCGCAGAGTATGTAGGAATAGTACAGAATCAAGACGACACTGTATTAAGCATGTATGACTATAGCAAGATTCCAGACAATCTCAAAGCAAGTTTTTTAGAACTAGGTGATGCGTGGTGGTGGGAATCAAATAGAATGATTCCTATTAATTTATTTCTCAAAAAAGATTTTGCACAGTTTGCCAGTATATTGATTACATTTAACATTCGTGACACAGAAGTTGTTCGGGGTCCAAGTGTAAGTATTGCCGAACTAGCAAAAAAGCGTAGTAAAAGACGCAATATTCAATTGGTAAAGAAAGTAAAATGATGGAATTCTTTACAGTGCTCATGCTTAAACACTTCGTTGTTGACTTAGGTGTACAACAGTACTTAGGCCCTAGGCAAAAACACGAGTGGTTAGGTGATGGACACACCCATTACCTACATCATGGAATAACAACAATGTTTGTTGCACTGTGGTTTGCACCAGAGATTGCAGTAGTGCTAGGTATAATTGACTATGTGCTACACTGGCACATTGACTGGGGCAAGCATCATTTAAATAGATTTCTTAAATGCGAGACAAGAAGTACTACCTGGTGGTGGACTAATGTATTAGACCAGTGCTTGCATGTTCTGACTTATTATGCCCTAGTGGCGTGTAGTGCCGCCGCTATTGTTTGAAATAGTGTAATCATTAACATCTAAATCGTCAGCGATTGTTTTTGCTACATGTGCAAGCATTTGCTTGATCTGTTCATCTTCTAAAAATGTTTTATACAATACCAAACTATGCTTTAACAGCATAGTAGCCACATACATAAAATCTTCGTCTGAGGTTAACTGTGTTTGGATGTGTGCTACTAGTGCATTTTGTATATCTTGCATGCGTTGTGTGTCGTTAACCATTTGTTTCCTCTAATATATTCATATGCACTGCTACAAGTTGTGCATATGCCACACTGTGGCTTTTCTTAAAACTATAACTGTCCAAGCCTGCTTTATCCCAAACAGTTTGTGCAACATCTGCCCAAGTTTTGCCTATCAAGTGTCTTTTACCTGGACGAATAACAGCAAGAAACATTGCCATACGAGGGATGCTTGTAATATCCTCAGGCATCTTTGCCATTGTTTCATAGTGTTTGCCTACATGTATCAGTTGTTCAAAGAATGCTCTGTCGTGCAGTTTACTCCAGTTAGGCTCACGCATAAGTTCTACTAGATGCAGTTCATTGCGCACATGAGAGTACACACCAACATTTAGCAAGTCTAGTTTAAAGTATCCAAGTTCTTCTGCTCGCTTGTGATCTAATGTTGCTAGTCCATCATGTGCTTGTGGAATACGGTTAAAGTAAACACCTGTGTTGTGTTTGTTTCCGTTTTCTAGTCTGGCACCAACGCTGGGCACATGCTTTAGTAATTGTGTACGGTCACCAAAGTCAATGTCTACATCTGGCATATCAAAGTTCATATCTCACGCCTTCCCATGCTTCTATAGGATTTAAATCCTGTGTATTTGTTGGATATTCTTGCCAATTTTCTATTTCATACCCGAGATGTTGTTCTATATAATAGTCCAGACAGGCTTGTTCGACTAGTAAAAAATCGCCTAGATCAAAACTTTCATTGTTTTTCCAAGCGGTAAATGCTTGTGTTACACGAATTTCGCTTTGTATAAAAGGTTGCATGCGTTCTAAAAACTTCTCATGGATATCACTTACATCAGTCTTATATTGATATCCTAATCTTGTAAGTGTATTTTTTGTCATGGCTATAAAATTATCTTTTTCAAAAAAGTCTTTATAGTTTATTGTATAGCATATATTTCTTATGTCAAATTGTTGTTGAATTGTTGATATATAGGAATTATGAAAATTCTTTATAATATCTTTTAATAATTCTCTATTACCAGTTAAGCTATTTTCAAAACTATTCAATGATTTTGAAGATAATATTACAGGATGTTGATTTTTAAATAGACGTTCCTTTAAGTTAGTATCATTCAACAAATATAGATTATGTTCTCCGCCGGCATATAAACAGTAAAGCATAATTTTATACAAGTCATTATAGCTGTATGTTACAAAAGTATGAATGTCTTTAGCATCAGTTTCATACGCATGAAAAAAATCTATCACTCTTTGAAATCTACCATTGGCATGAGCACCCAGGTCACTTCCCCACACATCAAACTTTTTAACAGTACCTGAACTGATTGATAAACACCTACTTAAAAGATTACCGTGCGTGCCTCCCTCAAACAATAATATTGGCAATGTCATAGTCCTGCTTCCTTTAATATGTGTTTAACCCATTCCGTGTCTGCAAAGTAGTCTACAAACTTGCGCTTCCAATAGTCCGGATCAATATATGGAAAGATCATTTCGATCTGCTCTGTGCTTAGTTTGTCCAGTGCTGCTTGGCCACTTGCACAGTTAAAAATAATCCAAGCACTGATGCGCCCTGTTGTAATATGCTGCACAAGAACATTAGTGTTTACATAGTTAAAGTAATGATTAAACACACTGTCTTTTTCTTCTGCCCATGCTTCCATGGTTTTTATGCTACGCTCCAATGCATCCTGCGTTGCTTCTTTACGCAAGTGATCAAACAAGTATTCTTGATACACAGCGTCTTTGCACCAGTAGTCCAGTTTTTTATTGCTCTTAATAACCCAGTCGATGAACTTTGCAGTGTTGATTGCACGGATAGCAACCATGTGTCTACCAAACTTTACAAATGCATTATAGTATGCACTGTCACTGAAGTCTTTGTATGTCTTAAACTTTGCACTGCCTTGTGTAAGTTCATAGAAGCGCAAGTAAGCAGTCATACCCAGTTTGACACCTGCTTCATTTTCTTGTTGTGCTCTGCGCTTTGGCTCGCACAAATGCGCCACAAGAGTACTTTCCTTGCGATAGCCTTTGCCACAGTATTGGCATGTGTAGTCTTTGGTTTCCATACTATAGTTAATTATAGCATCTTTTATGACGCTTGTAAAGTCGTTCATTTTAACGCTCTTAAAACATTTGTCCAGTGTTTATAATATTTCTTAATATAAGGAAGTGCATTGTTGAAGTCTTCGTATCCTAATTTATCATATAATTTTTCAATATTCTTTAAAAAAATATCTTGATTTTCAAACCACTTACAATCCCAGGATATAAAGTTGGCTAATTGTTGTTCTGAAATTTTACATAACTCGGTGTGTACATGCTTTGGTACAACATCTTTATATTGAGACCTTTTATACACTAAGTCGGTTGTGTTTACTAATCTGATTGTAAGAGAATCTATATAGTAATTTTGCAAAACTTTAGTAGTAGCTAGTGAGTGTGCGACTAAAAATACGTCTTTAGTTCCACTAACGAGAGTCTTGAACTTGTCACAAAAGTTAAGATCCCAATAATATTTTTCTAATTCATCTGGTTTAAACGTATGATTGTCATCTAAACTATGACCTACAAACTCACTAGTTGTAAGACCTAAATCATTCCATTGGGCATGTTTCAAAGATTCTTTGAACATCATGATAAAATAATTACTTTTTTCTTGCATGCTACTATATGCTAGTTTGTGATGCATGATAGTTGCACTGTCACTGAAGCCCAGACAATTAATAACACATTTGCCGCCGCTGCCACGTGGAAAACTACTAATTATTATTCTGCAATTTATGTTCATTCGCCATATAACTTTGCTATTGCTTTGAGATCTTTGTCTGTATACATCTCACACAGCATATCTAATTCGTCACTTTTTGCAAGTGGATGCAGTCGCTCTACATCTTTGCGGCGCTTGCTTGAATTGTTCTTGTCTTTTTTCTTATGACCAACCCACTGATGGAACTGTGTGCCCATACCAGGACTAACTGTGCATAGCAGTTGCCACACTAGTTTAGGATGCTTTGCTAGTTCAAAATAATTACAATTTACATGTTTATTTGTAGCCATAAGATAATACGATTCTATTTCGAGTTTATGTTCTATTGGCTTTCCATCTTTGACAAGACTTACATAACGGTTTAGTAAGAATGGAGTTACTTGCTTTTGATGTTCCTGTGTAAGTCCATCATAGAACGCATAGTCTTTGCGATCTATTGCAGCAAGTATTGTGTTTAACTGTAGTTTGTCGGACATAGTTTCTCTTCTAAAAATTCTTGCCAGTTATCTTGGTTAATGTTATCAATGCTCCAATTGCGCATCTTTCCACTTACAGATTCTATTAAGTTGTTATCATATTCAAATTTGAAAACTTGTTCTAATACTTTATAACTCCAGTTATTATAAAGTTCTATGTGCTTTGAAATGTAACTATGTGCATATTCGATCTTATAATCTGGACAAATAGTTTTGTTAACATTATAATAGATTTCTGATAGATATAGCAAATTAAATACGTCTTTGTAATGCACACTAATAGTATTGGCAATATCACTATGATTATACTCTGTTTTTTCTATATTAAGTAGATTATTATAATATTTGTTAAAAAAAGTTGTTAAATCAAAATTATTATCTAAAACATTTTTATAAAATATATTAAACACTGCTTTGATCTTTTCATTTCTAGTAGGTGTTAAAATTCTTAAAACTTTTTTGTTAGCATGAGTGTAATCGAAGTTGTGCGTATGACCGTCATCAATACTTTGTGTGTAATCATAAATTGTATGATTTTGTTGTAATGTGTCGATTCTAATATTAGCACTATTAGATTTGTACTCGGGATGAAGAAAATGACCTAGAAAATGACCGCTTGCTCCTCGTGCCGCGCACACTGCGTAATGTAAATTAGTCAAATCTAACTCCGTGGGTATCTATTACATCACTAAATGATAACACAAACATACGAGCATCGTCAAGTGTTTCAAACTCTAACACAACTGTATTGTCCACGCTTTCTATTTTATATTCCGTATCTGTGCGATGTTCCAGGTAACGCTTTACACGATCTATAATGCCCTGCGCACGATTGCCATGTTTAACTGCAGTGTGAAAATCCAAATAATGACTAAACTGAAAACTTCTATAGTCTGTACGGATTATTCTACCAGGCTTTGTCAATGCTTACAATCTCGTTTTGTTTGTTAATCTCTTTGGCACAGAACACACAACGAGGATTCTCTACGCCTGTTTCAATTGGAATAGCAAGGATTTGTCCCTGTTTTAGTTTAGGGAAGAACCATTTAACATCGCTGTAAATGTCTACAATGTTTACTGGCAAGTAGTTGTGTCTAAAGTCTCCCAGTGGATTAAACACAAACGCATCAAAGCCACGATCATTTAAACTGCTAAAGTTAAGCATCTCTAGGTCGCCGATGTCTCTATCACCTATTAGGATCTTCCAATCCACTGGCATGCGAATCATATTGCCACCAACATCTAACACCACTGCCGGACTATTAAAACTTTCTAGAAATATAAGCGGAATAAAAAAGTAATCTGGATCAGCGGGATTACTGTTATCCAGTATTGCAAAACGAAGATCATCTACTTCGTCTGGTATATCATTCATTTCATATGCAGTGTTTTCCAGTGTTAGAATTCTCATAATGTAATATAATCCTTTTTTGAATCTTCTCTATCCAGATCTAATGTAATACAATGAATGCCGCCATCCCAAAAGAATCTGTGTCTCCAGGGAGTGATATGAGGAGTTATACCGTGTTTTTCAAATGCTCGAAATGCAGTTTCATTGTATCCACTTACTATAACATTTTTTTCATCAACACTCAATATGTTTACATCAAACACAGTTTCTTCTACATAACCAACCCAATCCGACAACCAATGCTCTACTAGATCAACTAGTTCGTCATCTTCGCTTGCGTCCGGTAACCACCATTTGCCGCCGTTCTTCATTTTTAATTTTCTCCAGTCTTGTACTTTTGCAAAACTTGTGTTTCCCAAATAACAAACCTCCCAATCTGGATAAAGTTTATTGTACTCAACTTCAAAATCTTTAATACTTAAAATAAGACCAGGGCAGGGTATACTCATTGCGCCGTCTATGTGACCATCACTTTCAGCAGTGTGTATTTTATAGTCAGGAAAACAATCTATGATAGGTTGCTCGTCAATGTCAGCACTAGTTCCTATTATAAGTGTATCACCTAGTCTATATATACCATTTGGTTGTACTGACTGTAATGCTAGATTTCTGATAACTTGATTGCCTTGTGCCGCTACCTGTTTTTCTATAACTTCATAAGGATCATTCTTTATATTAAATTTTTCTACGTTTGTATTTCCAGCCCAGTCTCTGAGACTGCTTGCTTTAACGATGTGTCTTTGACTATCCCATCTATAAAGTTTTTCTCCTATCATGCAAAGACTATCTCGAGGAGTCATACTATAAGGACCAGGGATTCTTTCAGAATCTGCAACTTTGTAATCTGGAATATCTGGGCGGATTACATCAACTCCAAAACTTTTCAAAAGTATACACAAACTAAGATAATCTTCTTCTGTTTCTTGTGCTATTTGTTCAAATTTAGTACGCAGTCTTGTATTCTTAATCCAGGAATAAAATTCAGGACTATAACTGCGACCAACAACACATGCTTTTAGTTTTCCAAAATGGGTATAACTAGAATACATTAGTATACTTCTACAATTTTATCGGCAATACCGTATTTCTTTGCTTCCTCTGCACTTAGCCAAACATCTTCTGCAGGAAGCAGTACTTCACGAATCTTCTTTTCGGTCAAGCCTGTGCATTTCTTATAGTGTTCTAGCATACGCTCACTGCTAAGTTCAAACTCACGCATTGTAGCAAACAGTTCATGTTCTTTACCGCGTGATCCCCAACTGTATTGATGGCTAAGGATACTTGTATTAGGCGTAACAACACGGCGACCTTTTGTGCCAGCCATAAATGTAAGGATACCACAACTTGCAATAAGTCCTAGTCCAACAGTACGAATAGGAATCTTACTGCCCTTCATAGTATCAATAAGTGCAAATGCTGCATGCACACTTCCACCTGGGCTATTGATAATAAGTGTAAGTTCTTTAGGACGCTGACTGGCTGGTAGCATATTCTGTTCAATAATCCAAGTAACAAAAGGCGCAGTGCTTTTGTTATTGAACTGCTCATAAAAATAAGCAACTCCACTGTTATACATTGTTTCGCCTAGTTTAGGCTTTGTATTGTCTTCACTCATGCTAATTCCAATCTGCTTTCTCTACCGTGAATGGGTAGTTGGCTTCTTTATAAAATGCTTTTCTTTTTGTTAAATGCCTTTTAGCGTATTTCGCTGTACTGGTTATGTCCCAGATTTGAACAAAGTCTTTATCTTCCGCTTTACGAATTCCACGCCCAATACTTTGGATAACGCGAACAAAACTTTTACCGGGCTCAACAAGCA